TACCCATAGCTTTTGGCTGTTGGGTTCGCTAAACACGAAGTAACCGTCAATAAAGCCAACCGACGACGCGCCTGGAAAATCAGGGTCGGTAATTTGTGCAAACGCCGTGGTGCTGTTGTTGTAGATGTAAGAAGTACCCGCAGCATTGCTAAACGAAATGAACATCTGCGTGCCGTTGTCCGACATCGTCACTGGGTTAGTGCCGACGTTGGAGCTGACCGTACCGCGCAGCGTGGCCGCATAGTTAGCGTCCAATTCCCACAGTTTTGTTTGCGGGTACGGCAATGTGGCGGGTGCTTGCGCCGTCACCACATAAAGTTTGTCTTTGTAGACATGCAGCCCTCGCACCGGTCCATCACTCAGCGGCGATGTGGGTGTGCCGCTAATCGTTGGCGTGATGAGCTTGAGCCCTGGTGCTCGTTGTAAGTATGCGGGCTCTTTGCCTCCCTCGGCTACCAGCTCGGGAAATAAATTGACACAGCGATCGTTCGCCGCGTTGATGCTGCGAGCAACGTAGAAAGCGCCAAGAATAGGCGTTTTCATTAGTAGTTACCCGCAAAGATGTTGTACCGCTGGCGCGTGCCGACGATGCTGTATGGAATCGCCATAATGTCGTCAGGATTGTTGATGCGCTTCAAGTTACGCTTCGACGCCATAGCAATACGTTGCACTTGGCGCGAAGGCTCGACACCAAACTCAGGCGCGATCTCGCAAGCCAAGTTGTAGCGGAACGCTCGCAGGTAGCCGGGTGGAAACGCCAGGACGGTCGTTAAATTGACTGGCTGCGTCAGTTCTTCCACTGACACAATGTGAAACTCCAGTACACGTGTCGGTACTGGATAGATGTACATATCTACGTTGGGATAGGTCATGTTGACCCACATGACTTGCGGGTAGGTGCTTCGCACCGTCTTCAACGCAATCCCGTTGTACTGCTGCTGATTGATGAGCTTTAGGCCGTACGAGACGCCGGTAGACGGGTCTTTGAAGTACGAAGAATCATCAATCAAAATAGGCCGATTGCCAACAAAATCACCTGTTGGCCCCAATGTGCGGCTAATTACGGTCGCCGGCCAGCTAAAAATTTGATCTTGCGTGGAAAACACTGATAAACGTTCAGTGTTCCAAGACTCGATCATTTCACCCATAGCAAGCAACACATCGGCAGAAGTTTCTGCTGATGGTGTCTCACCTTCAGCCAACATTCCAATCAAGCGCAGCGCGCCATTGACAATGTCACCGGCGGATACTTGATTGCCGCTTAGCGTGAGAACGGTCATAGCGTGTCCTTAATAAGCAACTTCAGTCGTTTCAATCTTACAGACCCAACGAATTGTCGTTGCCGCTTGCCCCGTAACAGTAACGGCAAGCCCGCCGTAAGTTGTATCAACAGTCAACGCAATCGACCATGCTGATGCGCCAGCATCGCTGTACGGGGCGGTAATCGTTGTTCCCCTAATCGTAGTGCTCGCAGCGTTAGCTCCGCGCTTAATCTGCCCATCAAACGTCCACGACTTTGTGTCTCCACCGCCGGTAACGTTAGCGATTACAGAGCCTCGGAAGTACACCGCAGAGTTGTTAGAAAGAATTAACTGATTGTTGGCCGCAGCAGCGCTACCGTCGCAAGTCAGCCTGGTTGCGGTCGCATTTGTTGTTTGCGTCCCGAGTACCAAAAGGGAAGTCTGCGACACGCCAGCTTTGGGCTCGATAGGCTGATAAGACGCCGGCGTCACAAATATAGCTTTGATCCCCCGGTCTGTGCCCCGAGCCCCGCCTATGACCGTCGAGTAGTCGGCGGTTGTAACGTTACCTGTGCCGCCTATAACGACTGACACAAACCCGTCAGAACTGTTTGTATCGCCGCCGATTACAACTGCGTAGTCTCCAGCCGCACCACTTAAATTGGCTCCTACCGCCGTTGCACCAAACCCAGAAATAGTAGTCGAACTACCTCCTACTACGGAAGAATTAGAGCCTGCGGCGTTATTTGAAGTCCCGCCAATTGCTGCCCCGCCAGCACCGGTTGCGCTGTTGATGCTTCCGCCTACGACTGCGCTACTTGTCGCAGTTGCAGTGTTAACTTCGCCGCCTACTACCGCGCTGTACAAGCCAGACGCGGTGTTACGTCGTCCGCCGATTAAGAGTGAATAATTGCCAGACGCGACTTGCGATGCGCTAGACCGAAGCGTTTGAAAATCTATCGCATATTGACCGCGCTTATTGCCCCCAGCAGCGGTAGCTGTAGGAACTTGCGCAAGCAAAGCACCGCTGCCTTTAGGTAAAAATGCTAGGTCAGCGTCGGTAGTGTTGGACTGGGGTGTGATTGAACTGACGTTAACCGTTGCGTTAGGGGCTGCGGTGTAACTTGCTGACGTAATCCCAGCGCCGTCTAAAGGATCATCTAAAGAAACAGTTAGCGTGCTTGTGTTGTAGCCAGGCGCGGTAATGACAACGGTGTAGATACCGTTGGCAGCATAAAACAAATACCGCCCATCTGCCCCCGTGGTGATCGGGTTAACTTGAAAAACAAGCGGCGCTTGGGAACTGTAGATAGTTGCAAGCGCACCGGTAGAATCGTAAACAAAAACACTAGCGCCGACTACCGGGTCGTTGCCAGAGTTTACGACAACATCAAAGTACCCCTGCATCTTTTTGCTCCCGCCGACGGCGCGGCCGCAACTCGTTTACCGGCATGGGCTCGGGCGTATTGTGTGACTCGCCGGGAGTATAGCGTGTCCAGCCGTTTTGTTCATCAAATTCGGCTTCTTGTTCGGCAATGGCTACCTTATCGCCGTGGACAGGATGTTTTAGGTAGATGATGGGCATAAAAGCCGGGGGCCGAAGCCCCCGTCCTGTTTAGCTGGATGCCATGATGACCCAGTTGGTGCCATCTTCGCAAACCAGCGCCGCCCAAGCACCCGCCGATGCAGCCAGGATGGCCGTGCCAGCAGTGTTAGACGTACGCGGCTTGACGTTCGACGACGCCGAGATCACCGTGTAGGTTCCAGACAGGTTTTTGATGGTGACGGTCCGACCGATGTAGGCGGAACCGCTGGGCAACGTCACGGAGACGTTAGCAGCGGAACCGTTACACACCACGTAGTTCTCTTCATCGCCCAGGATAAAACTGGCAGTCTTAGTAACTGGAGCGTTGAGGTAGAACGCCGTAAGCGACGGGTCGGAGTACGCCACGCCAACAGGTTTATTGTTCGGCATGACGTATCTCCTTTAGGCGATCCGATAGACCACGTACGCACCGTCCGCAGTTTTGCGGAAGCGGAACAGACCGCTAGACGTAACCGCTAGAGCCACCAACGCATTGCCACCGTCGGTAATGCCCGTGCCAAGCGACAGCGTAACCGTGCCCGACGACGTACCGATGTTAACAATTGCTAGGTCAAACGTGCTGCCAGCCGTAGCGTTGGCAAGCGCGTTGTCAATCGCTACAGCGGTTGGCAGCGTGTACGTTGCGGCCGAGGTGGAGGGATTGGCTACCAGCATACCGCCCAGAATCTGAGCGGCAGTCAGCGTAGCCGTCGACGTTGCGGTCTGGGGCGCGTCAGCCGCGCCCATGACGGTTTCAGCGCGGTTGCCTGCACCGACCTGATACCCGCCTGCACCATTGGGAAGAGCCATGATAAATCCTTTCAAAAATGTATCGAAAAAGGGGGCCGTAGCCCCCTAATCCTATCAACCCCAGAGACGGACGGCCATCTGCGGACGGATGACTGAGTATCCGTACAGCACGTCAATACGGCAGGGCAGACGGTCATTGTTGATGTCGTACTGACGAACAATACGCATCGAAATGCCGTTGTGAACCTGGCGCGAAGCCATGTCCACGCCTTGCGGCATCAGCAGATCGGCGGTCGCAAACGAGATCGCGTCACGGTGATACACAAGGTTCTGCGGGTACTGGGTGCTAGCGCTTCCCAAGAAGGTCACAACAGCGCTGGCTTGCGGGAACGAGTCCACGGTTGCAAGGGCTTGGCTTGCGGTGTAGATCGCCGGGCTGACGCTGACAGTGTACGCGCCGCTGGACGCGGTAGCGTCGGCAGTAGCAACGAACTGCTGCAGCGAACCCGTCGACTCACGGGTCTGCGGGTTGACCGCAAACACGTTAGCGATGGTAAACACGTCGCCTGCCCGGATGATCTGCGAGCCAGTGCCGGTGATGGCAATGGTGGTCGCGCCTTGCGACGACACGGTGGTCGTCACAGTGTGCGCGCCCGTGCGGGTGCCGGTCGTGAACTGCTTGATCGACTGGGACATGTTGACTTCGTCAAGCCCGAGGATGCCTTCGCCCATCATGCCGTTTTTAAACTGACGGCTAATGGTGGAGGTCGGGTTAAAGAGGCCTTTCATACCTTCGACCAGCGCTGCGTTGGCCGCCGGGTTGACGGTCGCGTAGCGGGGGCTCATGACAGCAGCGGCTTCGTTCAGCTTCTGCTGCGCCTGCAGCAGCACGAGGCTGGTGCCGGGGGTCGTGCCAGGAGTACCAACCGACTGGTAAACGTTACGGAAGGCGTTGGCAACGTCAGCGTCGATGCTGGAAGCAAGCTGGCTGATACGAGGCTTCAGAACCCGTTCTGCGAAGTCATCGAGCTGCATGGTCAGCTCAGCGGTCGTGAAGTTCACGCCGATGTGCTTCTGGCTCGACACGGTCAGGGTGGTGAACTGCTCCTGATCGTCTTGAACTTGCAGCGCGGCGCCGTCGGTCACCAGCGCGCGGTCCGGCAGACGGATACGCAGGGTGGAGCCGATTTTTGCGCCTTGAACAGCAAACGAATCGTCGTACTGACGGTTAACGTTGCGGGTGATCACCAGGTTGTTCTCGAGAATCTCGAGCGCTTTTCGGGTGATCATGTCAATCGTTAAGATTGAGTTAGCCATGATCTATGGTCCTTTGAAAGTTGTAGTTAACGCATACCGTGTTTTGCTTCCCACGCACGAATCTGGCGCTGCCGTTCGGCTTCGATCCACTCGCTTGTGCTCATAGACTTCAGTGAGCGCGGGTCTGTGGTGTCGTAGGCCGGGCCGCGAGACGAGCTAGCGGCAACAGGTTGAATCGGCGCAGGGGCGTTAGACGGCTTCTTAACAGGTGGGCTCGATGCCACTTTGGCTTCGATTTTCCCGATTTCTTTAGCCTGCAAAATTGGCGATAGGCGCGAGATGCGATCCGCTTCTTTCGGGTTGAGCCCAAGGTAGTACGCTACATCGGGGCCAACGTCGGACGCCTGAATTGTCTGGGCCATCACGGTGGTGATCTTCAGACTTGGGTTGTACGCAACAGCTTCAAAGTCTTCGTACTTGTCCCGAGCCTGTTCTTCCTTGTCGTGATACGACTCCAGAATTGCTGCTTGTTGACGCTCCAGTTCCCGTTGTTGCAAGAGCTGTTCGGCTTTTTGAGCCGCTAGTGCTTCGGCGTATTTTTCCACCGATTCAAACTGATCTTGCGAAACAGATGCTGGGGCGGCGGTCGGCAGTTCAGGTGCCTTAGTGCGCTCTCGTTCCCACGATCTACGCTCTCTTGCGAGGCGTTTGCCAATCATCGCGTCCACTTCGTCTTGCGTGAACGTTTTGATTGTCTCCGGCGATGCTTCAACGGTTTCAGGCGTAGCCGTTACAACCTGTTCCGGCGCGGGTGCTTGCGCCGCTTCCGGCGCGTCCGCTACAACTTCAGGAGTGTTTTCCATGTCTACTCATAAGAGTACCTGGTGAACCGCACCAGTACGGGTGTAAATCTATACAGTAGTTTGCGCTTATGTCAAGCCCAAACGCGAACAGGGTTAGCAGGAGCAACTTTGTACTGCTCCAGATTGGCAGGGGTGGCCTGATCTGCCTTCAGCCTGACGTTAACGTGCCACCCATCCAGATCGGTGAACACCGGCTCGCCGTATTCCGCTGGCGTGATCACCTCGGTGACGGTCGTCACCTGGCCGTCGAACCCCTCGACCTCACGCTCCGCAGTGACCGCAGGAACATAGTCGGGGTAGGAGGTGCGGGTGATGATGCCAACCGTATCGATGCTGGCGTTGACAGGCGCATACCCGGCAGGGATCAGCACGTTGCCATCAGCGTCGAGCAGTGCCTGCGTCTCGGTGAGTAGCCCAGCAGCGAGCAGTGCAGCGGTGGCAGCGTCTTGATCGTCGAACCTGAGATACAGGTCGTTCCAACTGGGCACCGGAGGGGAGAGGGGGAGGTCGTCTAGCATGGTGTTAGCTCGTCAAGGCTTGAATTTCAGCGTTGGTTAGACGGCGCGGGTAGTAGGCGAACCTACGAACGTGACCGTTCAAATAGTTCCCCGCCTGACTCGTTCCAATTCGCAGCCTGTCAACCGTTGGCAGCGTTCCAGACGTATCCGTCTGCACTGTGCCGCCAGCAATGCAAGCAGCGAAATCGTTCGCCTTATATGCCGCAGCAAAGTTGTAGACCGTGTTCGCTGCAATCGTGCCGCCATTGATGTCGCACTGGTCAACACCACCATCGGTGACGGTGAATTTCGGATCAGTGCCAACATTACGCAGACGATAGTTTTCATTTGCAGTGTTATCGTCAAACGCAGCAATCGTGTTGGTGCCTGATGCTGCACTGTCGAACTGTGCAAACATCGTCCCTTCTGTTGCGTTAAAAAATGGCGACAGTGTGTTAATCGTCGCAACATCCGCGCTTCGGGTCACAGTGCTGGCGACTGTCGGAATGTAGCTGGTGGCGAAAGCTCCGGCTTCGAGTTGAGCACCCCAGATAAAGATGCCGGAGGTGCCGTCGCCAGTGTAAGAAACATCTGCCGAGGCACTTGTGTTGCTGAGTTGGAAAAACAACGTATTGGTTCCGGTAGTTGTGGCGGTTCCAATAACCACGCACCTATACCAGCCGTTACCTACTGCCGTAATGCTGGCTGTGCCCGCAGAAGTAGAGGCGACCGTCCCAGCAACAAGATCAAAGGTGGAACGTGCATTGAAGGCAGAGTTAGCATTCAAATTGAGATATTGCCTACCTGCCACTCTTGCATAAACGCTCAATGCGTAAGTCGTGCCTGAAGTAAAGCTGATCCCAGTCCGTAATATTCGGTGCAGGTTCGTTGTCGAATCCTCGACCAGTGTGTCAGCCGTTACAGTGCCATCAGGAGCAGCAATTGCATTGGCAGTGACTGTTACGTTCGATTTCGTCCAAGCCGCATTATCGAACTGCTCGCTATACGTCAGCAGATTCGTCCGCTGCTCCTCAATCAGCAACCCCCTGGCAGTAGCAGACCCGGTGACCACTGGCACAGCGCGGAATCCGTTGGTAGCACCAGATGGCATGTACGCGGTAGCGGTGGCGCTGAGTTCGACTTGAGCACCCCAGAGGTAAATGTCAGTGGATAGTGTATTTGATTCAGACCTTGCTGCCGTTGACGACGTAACCAAACCAATTCGTGGATTTGTTGCTAGTGATGAAGATGTGTAAACGACACAACGATACCAGCCGTCGCCAGCAGATGTGATCGTTGCAGTAACAGAACTTCCGGTTGATCCAAGAGATCCCGTAGATAGGTCAAAGTTTGCAAACGGCACGCCGGTATTGTCAAAAAAGATTTGAGCAAAATTATTGGTGCCGGCTTTTAAGTAAACAGAAAACGTTTTGCCAGCGGCGCTTGCAGCCTGCACCTGCAAAATAGAGTGAGCGCCTAGGACGCCGTTACCTGTCAAGGTGTCAGCGGTAGTTGTTCCATCAGGCGCTGCCGTAGTATTTGCAGTAATAGTCGAGCCGCTTTTAACCCACGCAGCGTTATCAAACTCCTGACTGTACAGCAGCAGATTCGTAGCAATCGGCTCAACACTCGTCACCCCCGACCCGTCAAAGTCGAACCTCGGCCCGTAGACTGCTGCGGTCGTGGTGGGCGTGTAGTCGAGAGCGAGCGGGCCTACGGCGAGTTGTGCGCCCCAGAGGAACAGGCCGGAGGTGCCGTCGCCGGTGTAGGACGCTGTCGTTCCGTTTGAAGTCAAAAACCATAGTGCCGTTTGTCCGTCTGCCGTCCAAGACATGCGGCACCGCCACCAACCATTACCGACAGAAGTCATGTCGCAGGGCAGGTCAGATTGACTAACGCCACCCACACTTTCCGCAAATATCTCCCCGGTAGAAAGGTTAAAACCGCATCCTCTTGGAGTCGTGCCACCTATAGCAACAATTTGAAGATTTCTTTCTGAAGCCTTTGCGAAAACGGTCGCGGTGTGCACGCCATTAACCGCAGTAAAAGCCGATGAACTTGTGTAGTGTGTGTTGCTTGCCGTCGTATCTTCAACCAGTTTGTCAGCGGTAACCGTTCCGTCCGGCGCAGCGATTACATTGGCAGTGATACTGCTGCGAGCTTTTCCCCAGCTTGCGTTATCGAACGTCTGACTCTGCAAGATCAGATTATGCGGCGCATACTGAATCAGCCCATTCGGCCCAACCCTGGTGGCGTTGCTCGACCTGCTGAAGGTGATGATGTCGCTGAATGCTTTCTGTACAAGTGCCATGATTACCCCTGCACCAAATAAAGCCCGTACCCGTAAGCCGGATCTGCCGCAGGCTCAATTTGATACGCTGGCTGCGTGAAATTTAGAATAAGCGACGGGTCTTCGTAGACGCCTAGCGGTTTTGTCGCACCCACTGTGAAGTCCAAATACAGACTAGGCCCAAGCTGCAAAGCGATCGGCAGCGAGTCTACGCCGCCGCCAGACAGCCCGGACGTTACCCCGCGACCGACCTCATACGTCGGTGGCGGCGATAAAGCAATACGCTGGTTAAGCAGCGTGTTGGTCTGTTGGACAATCATCGGTAGTAGCTGACGTTGATTGTAGCGCTAGCCAGAATCTCAATGAACCGCAGGTTTTGCAGGTTGCCGTCGTAGTTCAGCGATGAATTAACCGACAGCAGCATCCCTACCCCAGCCGTCGGCGCGGTGCCGTCGTCCCGCCAGCGCACTGACTGGTTCTCCGGCACGATCAGCGCCATCGTAGCGCCTTGAGGCACCGTCAGGCTTTGGGCAGACGACAGACCTGTAATTTGCTGGTAGCCCAGGCAGTCGGTGGTGGATTTAAGTCCCATGTTGCGTCCTTATGCGAGGAAGCGGAGCTTGTACAAAGTTTTGAGATACTGCCCCGCGATCTCATCAATGATGTTTTGCAGCGGCGTGTCGTCTTTATCGCAGACCTTGTACCGCATCTCTTCAATGTCGGCAAGCGAGTCTTTGAGAAACTCAATGACGTCGCTGTTTTTCTTGGCGCTCATCAGCGAGATGGGGCCGATTAGCCCGTGGCGACCTTGGTAGGCCTCCGCAAACTTGTCGGCTAGATCGACGATATTGTCGTAAAACTCGTTTAACGCGACGTGTTTGGCGTAAGACTTGGTGTTTAGATGGACCGAATGAGTGACATCCCGCGCCAGAAAAAGCGTGCCGATAAAGTCTGCGCAGCTCACTGTGGCACTCCTTGCATAGCCATTTGTTGTTGGGCCATGACCATATCACCCGCTGTCATCACGTCTTTTAGCGTCTGCATGACCACATCCTGCACCTGATCGGGCGTCATACCGCTCTGGATGGCTTGCAAACGCTTCGTTTCAGCATTGTACTCGTCAATTCGCAATTTCTGCGCTTCCATCGACTTGCTGGCATTCTGGAGCATGTTGTACATCTGCTCCATCTGCGCTTGCATGGCCTGAATCTGCTGATTGGCCGCCTGCAGCGCGGGATCGTCCTCGTCTTGCAGCAGTTTCGGGTCGATCATCTTTTTCAGCCGCTCAGCCAGCTCTTGTGCACCTGGCCAATCCATGTTTTTCACAAACAGATCGCCTGCCGCCGCCCACAGGTTCGGGTTGCCCTGCAGAATCTGGCTCATCGCGTCCATCGACTCCTGACGCTTGGTCAGATAGCTTGGTCCGACGGTCACCTTGACGTCGTACTTACCCACGCCGGGGTTGTAAATCTTCTGCACCACCACACCGGCTTCGTTCACCATCTTTCGCACCGGTTCCGGCTGGTTCGGGTCAAGCCGCACCATGTTCGACTGCCCGTCAACCTGAATAATCCGCGCAATCCGAGGCGTATCGTAGATTTTGGGAATCAGATCGACCAGTTGACGGCCTACGTACCGGATTGCACGGGCGTAATTGTCAACGTAGTGGTACGTACCGACGTCGCCCTCACGTTGGCGGGCCAAAATAGCCCGTCCAGACCGCTCATTTGAGGTCATCCCAAGGCTTGCGTTGTACTGCCCGGTCGCCGCTTTGATGTCTTCTGAAGCGCCCATTTTGGCCTGAATTAGCCCCGTTTGGGCCATCGGCGGCTGGGCGCGCTGCGGAAGCGGCAAGATGTTGCCGGCACCGTCGGTTACGTCTGGATTGACCTCTAAATACGGGTAATTCGTCGTATTTGCGGTCTTCCACTTCTCTTCATAGCCTTCAAACTGACCGCCGTAGCCGATAAACGGTGCTTTTGGCGCTAACGCCAGCATTTCCGCCTCTTGGCTCACCCAGTAGTTGTACATCCGCTGGGCGTCTTTGGCGTTCCTGACCAAACCTGAAATCTCAAGCTGGCCCTCAATGTTCCATTCGTTGCCAATCACGCGAATGACGGGGATGTACGCCCCTGCCCATTCGCGCTCTTCGATCATCTCGTACCCGTTCGTCTTGCACCACTTGATGCTCTTGCGCTGGACTTTGCGCTGCCGGGAGGGCTTTAGCCCCATCTGACGCATCATTTTGTCCTGCGGGGTGCCTTGGAACGTCGTGGTGCCGTCCGGGTACAGGTTGAGCGTGGCGGGCTTGTAATCGCAGTAGAAATACTCTGCAATCCGCACCGTCATCTCGCCCAGCCACTGCGACAGCGACTGGTCGCCCACGCCTTGCGTCATGATCGAACTGACCGGCATAGCGTTGGGGTACAAGCGCTCATACTCGGTCTTCAGGATGTCTTCGGTGATAAAACACCACTCAGCATCCGCACCGCACGGGTCTTGAATCGTTGGGTCCATGTAGACCGAAAAGCTGTTCCGTACGCGCCCGATCTTGATGTCCTGATCAAAGCTCGTCTCATCGCAGTATTCGGTCAGAATCCTGATGTAACCCTCGCCGAACGTCACCTGGTTGTCGCAGGCGGTGTCGTACGCCACGTCCGCATTTGAGATGTACTCAATGTGCCGGATCATGCCGTCAAAAATCTCAGCCACCTCAACGTCGGCCTTGTCGTCGGCCGGGATGACGTTAGGCGACGGCCGGTTTTGCCGCTGCTCGTTGGTTACCTGACGCACGTGCTGCGGCAGCTTGTTGATCGTCAGGCATGGCCTGGCGTTGATCGTCTGCCCTTGCACCGACCCGCGTACCGACAGCACGTCGGCTGGCCATTGATAGTGGTTGTCAGGCGATCCGGCCATGAACCGCAGATCGTCCAACTGGTCTTCGCGGGTGTCGCTGTAGGCGCTAACAGCGGTTTTGAACCGGTCGCGCATCTGCGACAGCCGATGCCCGTTTGTTTTGTCGGGCGGGTCGCCTTCGTAGCCGCCTACGTCTGCGACTTCAGCAGCGCCGGCCATGCCTGTTGGATCGTAAGCCATTACTTCTTTTTCATTGGTTTGGCTGCCGCACGCTGGGTTGCGTACGCGATTGCAGCGGCTTGCTTAACGGGTTTCCCTGAGCGTACCTCTGCCGCGATGTTTTTACGAAAGGCGGCTTTACTGGGTGACTTGACAAGGGGCATGTCTACCTCTTTTTAGCTGTTTTAGCCGACTCTTTGAACGCTTTTGCGGTCGGCGCGCCTGCTGAACCAGGCTTTCGCATCTTCTCGCCAGACCCAGCTTTGATGCGCGCCTGTTTGGCATGGATATTAGCGTATAGCCCAGGTTTAGTCGCCATGTCAGCATTTCCATCGTTTGAGTGACGCCTTAGCCCGCTCGCCGTCCTTGGCCTTGGCGGCCACTGCGCCCATACGGGCACAAAACGACGCCTTGCGCCCCTTGTCTGCTTCTGTCTTGGGGTTCGGCGCGGGTGCTTTCAGATTGCTACCGGTAGCTGCGTTGTACTTAGCTCTGCCCTTAGCGGTCA